ATTAACGGACAGAGATACAAGATAAACAGCATAGAAACCAATTTAGCAACAGGCGAATCAAACATAGAATTATTGAACGAGGTATGATAAAGAATATATTAGATTTATTGCCCTATGTAGAAGATGGCTCGGAAAACATCCGTATAGCCAAAGGCAAGAACTATTTACCCAAATCATTCAGAGAAGCATTTAACCAATTTAAAAAAGATATGCAATGGCTAAAACAATCCAAGTAGAATTACAAGCCAAGACCGATAAGGCTATTGCCGAGATTGAGGACTTAAAGAAAGAAATACAGAAACTCAACAAAGAGGTCGAGAAAGGAAACAAACAAACCGAAGAGGGCTTAAAGGGTGTAGAAGATGCATCTAAAAGCACAGCTAAAGGTATCAAGGGTATTGGTAATGCCTTGAAAGCAGCAGGTATTGGTCTTGCTATTGCTGCCTTTGCCCAACTCAAAGAGATATTTGAGCAAAACCAAAAGGTAGCTGATTTATTTAGCACAGCATTTGAGGTTGTATCACTTGCCTTTAATGACTTTGTAAATTTTATCGTAAACAATACAAGTGGTGTTGTAAACTTCTTCAAGGCTATATTTGAAGACCCTAAACAATCCTTACTTGACTTTGCTGATGCTTTTAAAAGAAACATACAGGAACGATTTGAAAGCTATTTAGATACTTTAGGGTTCATAGCAAGTGCTGTTAAGAAAGTATTTAGTGGCGATTTTAAAGGTGCTTTAGAAGACGTAAAGAGTGCAGGTAAAGAGAGTTTAGACGTTCTGACAGGGGTTAATAACACTTTTGACAAAGGTACAGAAGCTGTAACTAAAATTGCAAAAGCGACATCCGAATACGTAAGCGAAACCGTAAAGGCAGCACAATCTAACGTAGAACTTGGCAAACAAGCGGAAATAGCAAGGGTAAGACAACAAGGTATTATAGAATCGTTTGACTTACAAGCCGAGAAACTACGACAAGTAAGAGATGAAGAACGTAACACGATCGCAGAACGTATAGAAGCTAACAACAAACTAAAAGCAACACTTGACGAGCAAGAGGAAGCAATGTTAGCGCAGGTGGACTTACAAATCGCTGCTGCACAAGCTGAATTTAAAAAGAACCAAAACCAAGAGAACACTATTGCTCTATTAGAAGCACAACAAGAGAAAGAAGCTGTATTAGCACAAATAGCAGGATTTAGAAGTGAGCAACTTGCTAACGACCTCGCATTAAATAGAGAAAAGTTAGAACTTGAACAAAGTATAACAGATGCGGAAAGCGAAAGGGCTATTAGCGAAGCAAGATTTACAGCCGAACAGATAGACAACGAATACAGACGTTTACAAGCACTTTTAGATGTTAACGAACAAGAACGACTAATAGAAGAAAAGCGTTTAACCGAAAAGCGTGATGCTTATAAAGAGGGTACACAAGCGTTTCAGGATGCACAGAATGAATTATTGACATTTCAATCTGAAAACGCCCAACAACAAAAGGCAATAGAAAAAGATTTAGCGGTTGCTAAACAAGAAGAAATAAAAGGCGCACTTGGTAACATAGCAGGTATAGTAGGTCAAAACTCTAAATTCGGAAAAGCTATTGCGGTTGTACAAGCTATTCAGGACACATACGCAGGTGCGAACAAAGCCCTTGCACAGGGTGGTATATTTGGATTTATAGGTGCTGCTGCGGTTATAGCAGGTGGTCTTGCAAACGTAAAACAAATCACAGCAACAAAACCCCCAACTCCCCCAAGTTATGCTAAAGGTAGTGGTGGTAGCCCAAGTATCTCAACACCTACTACTGCGGTATCTACACCCCCTGCTTTTAACATAGTAGGTGCAGGTGGTACAAGTCAGTTAGCGGAAGCAATAGGTAGTCAAGCACAAGAACCTGTAAAGGCTTATGTGGTATCGAATGACGTTAGTACCGCACAAGAACTCGATAGAAACATCGTTAAGGGTGCTTCTCTTGGGTAAATGCAAAATGTAAAACTTTAACGATATACTTATATGAAAATCATTGAACTTGTATTAGACGATGAACAAGTTATGGGAATCGAAGCTATTTCGGTAGTTGAGAACCCTGCAATAGAGGAAGATTTTATAGCACTTAAAAACGAAGAGATCAAACTCGCAGAGGTATCTAACGAGAAGCGAATCCTACTCGGTGCTTTACTTATTCCTAACAAACCCATTTACAGACGTAAGGGCGATGAAGAATACTACATATACTTTTCTAAAAGTACAGTAGAAAGAGCATCGCAACTATATCTTATGAACGGAAACCAAAGCAAAGCGACTTTGGAACATCAACATTCGATTAACGGACTAACACTTGTAGAATCTTGGATAGTAGAAGACGAAGTACAGGACAAAAGCCGAAAGTACGGACTAAATGTACCTGTGGGAACTTGGATGGGTGCGGTAAAAGTAAACAACGACCAAATATGGGAAGAGTTTGTAAAAACAGGCAAGGTTAAAGGATTTTCGATTGAGGGGTACTTTGCTGACAAAATGGAAAGACCAAAAGACAACACCTTAAACGACATCGAGGAAGAGGAAGCTAAAGATATGCTTAAACATATCCGCAGGATCGTAAAGCAAGATGGTAGGTATAAAAACGGACAAAAAGAAGAATTAGAATCTTACTCTGACTATCCTGATGCGGTTAAGAACAACGCTAAACGTGGGTTAGAACTCAACGAATCAGTAAACAACAAATGCGCTACACAAGTGGGTAAGGTACGTGCGCAACAACTTGCACAAGGTAAGCCTGTAAGCGAAGAAACGATTAAGAGGATGTATTCTTACTTATCAAGAGCAGAAGAATACTACGATGAAAGCGATACCAAAGCCTGTGGTACTATATCCTACTTGTTATGGGGTGGTAAGGCTGCCAAGCGTTGGTCAGAGAGTAAACTTAAAGAATTAGGTGTTTTAGAGTTGGCAAGTGAAGTGATCAATGACACAATGGCTATTATAGATGACCGACTTGCATACGCAACCAAAGAACTCGCCATACAGGCTGCAAAGGACATAGGGTGTGATAAGTTTCACGAACACGAGTTTGAGGGTAAGGTGTGGTATATGCCTTGCGAACAACACAAACTTGAAAAGCCTTGCACCGCAGGTTATAGACAATACGGAATGAAACGTAAGAACGGAAAGTTAGTACCAAATTGCATACCTATCAATGGCTAAAAGAATAGAAAGTATAAAAGTGGAAAAGCCCAAGATACGAAGAAAGGGCATCCACGCAAAAACAAAAATGAGTAGTGTAAAAGGCTCAAAGAACTATAAAAAGAAATACAGAGGACAAGGCAAATGAAAAAGCGAAGAACACATAAAGGCACAGCATCAAAGTCAAGCCCTAAAGGTTCAAGACGTGGTTGCCTATGCGCTGATAACACATACTCTATAAGCTGCTGTGATGGTAGCCACAGGGCGCAAGGAATTGGTAAGGTCTAATAAAAATCTAAACATAAATAAAATGAAAGTAAACAAAAATGCGATGGCTAAAGTAGCCAAGATTCAAAAACAAGAACTATCTGCTGAAAAGGTGGAACTTGCTTTAGTTGATGATATAAAATCAAGAATGAAGCAAATTTCAGAATTAGAAAAAATAGCTGAACAAGTTGTTAGGGCGGCTGATAATGTCAATACTGCATTAAGAAAGGTTGTAGATGATGCAAAATATTATAACAAATATAAGAAAGTTGTATTTAGTGATTTAAGAAGTGCATCCAATGAACTTTACAAAGACATACAAAAGGTAGAAGCAAATGCAAAGGAACTTGGTATAAATCCAAATAGCATCCCTGAAATAAGTTTAGCTAATAAAACAAGGGATAATGCTAATGATACTTTAAGTTTACTCAATAGAGTAAATCTTGAATTTGATGTTTAAAAATGCAAAGTAAATTTTAAATCCGATATATAATTATGAAAGCGACTGAAATGTTAAACAAGATTAAGACGTTTTTAGGGGAAGATACTGCTGATATTGTAGAGAACATCGAGCAGGGAGTCAAGTTGGCTCAAATGACCCTTGAAAACGGAACAGTACTCGAAGCTGAATCTTTTGAAGCAGGTCAAGAGGTCTTTATTCTAACAGATGATGAAAAGGTAGCACTTCCCGTAGGCGAATACGAATTGGAAGATGGTATGATTCTCGCTGTTGCAGAAGAGGGATTGATTGCTGAAATCAAAGAAGCGACAGAGGAAGAAGAAGAGGTTGAAGCATCAGAAGTAGAAAATACCGAAGAAGTTGAGGTAGAAGCTGCGGAAGAAGTAGAAGCCGAGTATGCCACCAAAGAAGAGTTGGCAGAGGTTAAATCTATGCTTGAAGAAATTAAAGCTATGATTGACAAAAAGGAAGAAATGAGCGAGGTTGAAGAGCAAGTGAAAGAGGAACTATCCGAAACTCCTGCTGCCGAGCCTATCTCACACAATCCTGAACCACAAACAAAAGTAAATCTAAAGTATGCACAAAACAGAAAACGCAACTCTTTAGATAAAGTAATGCAGAAATTATTAAACAACTAAATATTTAGAAAATGGCTAATCCAACTATTACAGGCTCGACTTATGCGGGCGAATTTGCAGGGAAGTATTTAGGTGCTGCCCTATTGAGTGCAGATACCCTTGATCAAGGTGCTATCTCTATTCTACCTAATGTAAAGTACAAAGCCGCTATGAAAGTAGGAACTATGAGCAACCTTGTTCGTTCTGCTGATTGCGATTTTGATGCTACTACATCAGGTCTTACATTAACTGAAAAAGTATTAACTCCTACCGAGTTGCAAGTAAACCTACAAATCTGTAAGAAAGAACTTCATTCAGATTGGGAAGCTGCTCAAATGGGATTCTCTGCTTTTGATGAACTACCCCCACTTTTCTCTGACTATGTTATCGCTCGTGTAGCTGCTGAAGTAGCCAACGCAACCGAAACTTCTATTTGGTCAGGTAGTGCAGGCGAAGGTTCTTTCGATGGCTTTGAAACTCTATTGACTGCTGATGGCGATGTAGTTGACGTTACTGCTGTATCTGTTGATTCTTCTAACGTAATCGCACAATTAGGTGCTATCGTTGATGCTATCCCATCTGCGGTTTACGGAAAAGAAGATTTGACACTTTATGTATCTTCTAACATCGCTCGTGCTTACGTACGTGCTTTGGGTGGATTTGTTGCTACTATCGGTGCTAACGGTGTAGATAACAAAGGTACACAATGGTACAACGGTGGTCAGTTGTCTTTCGAGGGTATCAACATCTTCGTAGCTAAAGGACTTGCTGACAACACCGCAGTAGCTGCTCAAAAATCAAACTTGTTCTTCGGTACAGGATTGCTTGATGACAGAAACGAAGTTAAAGTAATTGATATGGCTGATATTGATGGTTCACAAAATGTTCGTGTAGTTATGCGCTATACAGCAGGTGTTCAGTTTGGTATTGGTTCTGACATCGTTCTTTACTCGTAATAATAATTTGTCTAACAATAAAGGGGTGGGTAAGCCGATGAGCCTGCCTACCCTTTTTTAATTTATAAAACTATGGCTTGTTCAGTTTCAAACGGAAGAGCGTTACCTTGCAAAAGTGCGGTAGGTGGTCTGAAAAATATCTATTTTGCCCCCTATACAACTACCACAGCTGACCTTACGGATAGTAGTGGTACAATCACTTTAGACGATAGCGTTTCTTTCTACAAATACGAAATCAAAGGAAATTCATCTTTGGAAACTGCCATCAACTCTTCAAGAGAAAATGGTACTACCTTTTATGAATCAACTTTGAACGTAACATTTACATTTTTAGATGTAGCAACACAAGAGCAGATTAAACTTTTAGCACACGGAAGACCACAGATTGTAGTGGAAGATTACAATGGCAATGGCTTCTTGGTTGGTAAAGAACACGGTGCGGAAGTAACAGGTGGTACTGTTGTTACAGGTGCTGCTATGGGGGATTTGAGTGGGTTTACGCTTACTCTTACAGCGCAGGAAACTGCACCACCATTCTTTGTGGCTACACTACCAACTGATGATTCTTCTTCCCCTATTAACCCTACTCCCTAATTTGTAGGTTTAGTAACTAATTAGTATATTAGCGAAGAAGTTTTTTCATTTTGAGGTTAAGTTAGTTGAGGGGGTTTTATGCCCCCTTTTCTTTTACGCAAAATTTAAACTTTATACGATATATAGGTATGACATACACATCTACATTTAGCGATACGCACAAAGAGTATGTATGTGATGTAAGTTCAGCTTTTGATTATGTAGAGTTTGAATATGTCGAAAGCACAAAGGATAAAAAATACTTGTTATGCACATACTAACTACATCAGCAGGTCAATCAGGAACAATCAAGGTTGTATTAAGAAGTAGTGTTGCATTATCAGCAAGAATATCCCTTTATGACAAATCAAGCGGAAGTGAATTGGTTGCAAATCCTGATTCTACTAATATTACAGAATCAAAAGGAATAACAACTATTGACTTTTCATTTGAACAAGATTTAGTTGAGGGTAGATTTTATTCTTTAACAATAGAGAATTTTGCACAAACTGATATTTACTATAAAGGTTTAGTTTTTTGCACAGACCAAACTATTGACCAAGATACTAACAACTACTATTCTGTAAACGATGGGGAATATGTAAGTGAAACAAGCTACGATAACGACTATATTATATTATGAACAACGATTTAAGGATTGTCAATTTAAGCACATACACAAGCCCATCCGTAAAGGAAGTAAAGGGTCAAAACTTTGTGTCTTATGGGGATGACAATAACTACTTTCAATATCTTATAGACAGATACAACGGAAGTCCGACAAACAACGCTATCATAAATGGTATAAGCGAGATGATTTATGGTAAGGGATTGGATGCTACTGATTCTAACCGTAAGCCTGATGCTTATGCACAAATGATGACCTTATTCACACCTGATTGCACAAGAAAGGTAGTGTACGATCTAAAACTTATGGGTCAATGTGCGTTGCAAGTTATCTACTCAAAGGATAGAAGTAAGATTGTAAAACTTGAACACATACCTGTTGAAACATTAAGAGCAGAGAAGTGCAACGACAAAGGCGAAATAGAAGCCTACTTTTACCATTACGATTGGGCTAAATACAAGCGTTCTGATGACCTTAAAAGAATCCCTGCGTTTGGTTATTCAAAAGAGGGGTTAGAAATCCTTTACATCAAGCCTTATCGAGCAGGATTTAAGTATTATTCCCCTGTTGACTATCAAGGTGGTACACAATACGCAGAGTTAGAGGAAGAGATAAGCAACTACCATTTAAACAACATAATGAATGGGTTAGCCCCATCTATGCTTATCAATATGAACAATGGTACACCTGACCCTGAACAAAGGGAACTTATTGAAAGACGTATCTATGAGAAGTTTAGTGGGTCAAGCAATGCAGGTAAGTTTATACTATCGTTTAACGACAATGCAGAAACAGCTGCTACAATCGAGCCAATACAACTATCTGATGCTCACAATCAGTATCAGTTTTTAAGCGATGAGAGTTCACGTAAGATACTCGTTTCGCATAGGGTAGTAAGTCCTATGCTTTTAGGAATTAAAGACAATACAGGGCTTGGAAACAACGCAGACGAGTTGAAAACTGCTACTATCCTTATGGACAATACAGTTATTAGACCATTTCAGCGTTTGCTAATAGAAAACTTTGACAAGATATTAGCTTACAATGGTATCTCACTTAATCTATACTTTAAAACCTTACAACCTTTAGAGTTTACCGACCTTGACAACGTAGAGGATTCTGAAACTCGTGAGGAAGAAACAGGGGTTAAAATGAGTTCTGATGTAGATAAATTTATAGACACCGAGATAGCAGATGCGCTTATTGACTTGGGTCAAGACGAAGAAGAACTATTAAAGGACTTTGACCTTATAGACGAAGCAGAGGTTGACTACGAATTAGAAGACGAGCAAGACCAAAAGATTAAGGAACTAAACGAGCAGGTAGAACTTGCAAGTACAGGTAGTGCAAAGCCTTATAGCGAGAGTGATCAAGATGGTAAGTCAAAACAAAAAAGTCAAGAGGACACTATCTTTTTAGTAAGATATATGTACAACCCACAAAAGACAAGCCCTAACTCACGAGAGTTCTGCAAAAAAATGGTAAGTGCTAAAAAGGTCTATCGCAAAGAGGATATTAAGGCTATGGAAACAAGAGTTGTCAATGCAGGATTTGGCAAGGGTGGTTCTGACACTTATTCTATTTGGTTATACAAAGGTGGTGCGAGATGTCAACACAAATGGTTCAGACGTATCTACGCACGTAAAGAGG